TGGGCTTCCAGAAGCGCCACAATCGTAGCGACTTCTGGATCTTCATGAGTCAGCATTAGACAGTAACAGCTTGCCAGTTGCCAGAAGCATCAGATACAAACAATAGTCCATCGGTAGAATCAATACCTAACGAACCTTTGCCTACACCAGAAGCAGCACCATCAACAAAATTACCTACCTTGATGACAACAGGAGCAGCGGCAGCATCATTAGCTAGGCGAATCTCAGCCGTTTTGTAGGCTATAACTCCAGAAGGACCACCAGCATCAGCAATAGGGTCTTGCATCTTCAAGTCCAGACCGTATGTAAAGCCAGAACCTGCTGTGGTTTGAGCCATTGCAACACCAAACGCTGCGCGGCAAGTTGTCACACCGGAGTCACCCTGCATAAATGCCATAACAGCGGCATCACCAGATAAAGTGTTGGTATTAATAATGCCCATTACACCGGACATCAAACCGTTATTAGCGTATGAACCAATAACCGCAAAATTACCAGCTACGCCGGTAATATGGTTAAAAGTTGTTGTAGGGGTTGTAGCAAACGGCGCGCCAGTTTGAGTGCGCCCAAACACACCATATGCTTCACCCGGAAGTTGATAGTCGCTAGAACCAAAACCTGTGGTTGGCTCGATGCGTGTATAAAAACCATACGCTCCGGAGCCGGTATTTATTTCAACTATTGAACCAGAGTTAACAGTAACTGGAGTTAAAGGTCCTTGTGAGCTTGCGTCTCCGCCTTGATATCCAGCCCGCACTGGTCCCGAAAAAGTAGTTTTTGCCATGATATATTTCCTTTGTGTTATAGCACATGCCCATACAGTCTCTATAATGTCTGCCAAGCCAGTCTGTATGAGTCGAGGTTCTTGGTTATTATCTTTTTATCACCTTATATAAACAGTGTCAAGGGACAAAAGAAAGGGGGACCGAAGTCCCCCAAACTAGCACAAATACTACTTATGCCTGACCTTCGGAACCAAACATTCCGAGAGGATCTGACCAGCCAAAGCTATAACGCTCACGGCTCTTGTAGCGGACGTTGCCCGTATCAAAGTCTCCGTCCATCGACTGAGCTAATGGTGAACGCACAAAGTGCTTCAGACCGTTAGGTACGTCTGTGGTCAGGAACCATGCATCGGTGTCGGTCAAGAAGTGATTGACACAATATCCACCGGGGATCGAACCGTTGTTCTTCAATGCATTGATGTCGTTGTCAGCAGTTCCAGTACGCAGTTCTGTTTCCAGAATACGGGTTGCAACAAACATCAGTGAAGGAGGAACAACCAACTTGCGAGGTTTAGCAGCGATCAGCAAACCACGTTCGTCAGTCCAAGCAGCGATCTGAATGACAGCCGCTTCCAAGGACGTTTCGTTCAAGTCAGCAGGGGTGGCTGGAATGTTGCTGTTTGTGCCGCCACCGGTTAATGGGTGTGCGTTACTGAACAATGCAACATTGTCACCACCGGGGTAAGAGCCTGAAAATCCGTTGTTCAGGATGTTCGCGCCCTTAACTTGCTTGGTGTATGCCATAGCACGAGCCAAAGCCTTGGTGTAACGAGCTGAGAGAGAATCGTACAAGTTATCTTCGATTGCTTCTTCGGTCAGCGAGAAACCAAGAGCGATAGTTTCGTGTTGATAGCGTGAGGTCCAAGCTTCTTGAGCATTGTCGTAAGCGATGGCAGAGCCTTCGTTCTTGACAGGTGCTGCTGAGAAGCCAGCCAGTTTTGTTTCTTCTTCGAAGGAACGCTCAGAGGTTTCTGTTTCGAAAATCTCTTTGTGTTCTTCGCCGTAACGAGCGTACTCCAAACCAAATAAGGCATTCAGCCCCGGGAGTAACTCTTTTAGCAGTTGTGCGCGTGATATAGCAGCCATTTAAGTAACTCCTTTTAGGCGTAAGCCAAACCTGTTGCATTGTTATACTGATGAATACCGAAGTTAATCTTAACAATTACTTCAGCGTAGTTGCCAGCCGAAGGAGCTGTTGCAGGAATAACATCGATAACCCGTACTGGGAACGTATTGGTAGCTGCTGGTGAGGAGCTTAGAACGGAAAAGTTGCTGTTTCCGGTAGCTGTGTTACCAGCGGTTGCCAGAATTGACATGTTTGTGCCAATTGCATTTTGCGTAACGGTAGCCATTACAACTCCGCTTGAGCAAACTGCGACTTGGAACAAGGTGTCAGGATCATCTGCAACAGTAGCGTAGATTTCGGTATTTGCTTGAACCGAAACTGAAGCTGGGTAGTATTGCGATTGAACTGGCTGTTTCGTTACTGCGCTGACGTAGGTGCAACCAAGAAACACACCGACTGGGGTGTTAGCGGTCGTTCCGTCATCAAGCTCAACAAATCCACCGACAACTCTCTTTACGAAATCACCGTAAAAAATGTTGGTAGCGTATGTTGGTTCAATTTCCATCTGACGAGTGGCTCCAGCATATACTTGTCCACCGATCAGGTTTATGGGTTTTAGCCCATAAGGTCCATTTATAGTAGGGTAAGCCATTTAAATACTCCTTTAGTCTCTTCTGCCTCTGCTTGTGGACGACTTGCGCTCACTGAAAAGAGGCATACGAGGATCATTTTCTCTCATTAGATTAGAGTCTACAGCGGCTGTCTGGGCATCTGTGATCTTGCGGTAATGAGCATTCCGCTGGTTCACAAAGTCCGTAGGCATACTGCAAAGTACTAATCCGCCTGTTTCGACGAGTCCTGTAGTCCTACCCGAATACTGCAATTCCGGGTGATCTTCTCTTTTAATAGGAATCCAGCCCTCTTCTTGTTTAGACATCATGTTCCGGTCATCTACTTGTCCCTGCATCATCTTTCTGATCCAGCGATAAGAAGTGCCTTCTACTTGTCTTGGAACTGGAAGTAAAGACGGAGGTGTCCAAGCCGTTTTACGTTCCATTGTTGTGCGTGTTACTACATCCCGTGGGGTTCTATCGGACATTGTTAAGCTCCTTGGCAGCATAAGCCGCATAAGTTTCTAGTGGAAGGTTAAGTCGTTTAGCAAGAGCGACTTGAGACTTTGTAAGCGAGATTTTTTTAGTACCCGCTGTACCTCTAGAAGCAGAAGCAACAACATTCGCGGCAGGTCTCTTGGACCCGAATTTTTGCGGGAATTCCTCCCGGATGCGAGCGTTTAAGCGCTCGAAGTAGATATCTGAACCTGCAACGTATCCGGTCTTAACCAGATCGTCGTGTATTCCAAAAGCTGCGCCCCGCATAACTGAGTCTTTATCAAACCAGTCGTTTTCTTCAACCCATTGCTGGGTGCGTTCATCAGGGACAATCTCAGGTTGTCTTTCTACTACCTTTTGTTCGTGATGTAAAGGGGCTTGATACTGATGTTGATAGTTGTCAAGTTCCCTTTTATAAACAACATTTTCCGACAAGAGTTTTTGGGCTGCAATAATGCGGTCAGTATCACCCGCTTCAAAAGCATCCTTGTACTCACGCTCTGCATGAGCCATCTGAGATGCGGTGCGCTGCTTGCTTGACTCTACAAGCTCTAGTTCACCAGCAGAAAGACGGTCTTTCAGTTGTTTATTTTCTACGGCTAATTGCTTTGTAAAGGCAACTGTTTCGTTCTGTTCACGACCAAGACGCTCTTTCTCTCTGCGCTCATCATGATAAGCCCGACTTAACTCTTTAATGCGCTTCTTTACGTTATCGGAGTATTGAGATATCTCATCATCTGAGGCGTCTACATCTCCTTTTGCCCGATACTCTTTTCCCTTATCAGCCTCCGGGGTATCGTCTACAACCTCTATTTCAAACCTTTCTTCCGGTTCATCTGATTCTGTTTCATAGTTCTCGTCCATAACTCCTCCTTTAAATGCGGGTAACAACCCGTGGATCAGCAACAACAGCCTCAACGGTGTCATCGTTAATTATGCGAAACTCTTGATCACCTTCAGGCGTGGTGATTTTGAACCTCGTACCAGAATACGACCTCATAATGATGTAGTCGCCTTCAGCACACCAAGGACCGTCTGGAAACTTCTCAGGGTCTTGATACGCCATAGAACCTAGGGTGACAACAACTCCTACAATTGATGCCGTCTCCTCTCTACGCCTTTGGTCTTCAGGTATTAATATTTTCGAATCCTTAAACTCCTTATCCTTCTTCGGTATAGCAATCAGGATTCGGTAGCCCTTGGGTATCGGTAGTTCTAACTTGCTTGCTTCTTCAGTCATCAGGTAAATCCTCTAACAGTCTTAGCACTCGCTGGATACCACGAATCTCGCCTACTAT